CCTCTGTGTAGAATTGGTTCTGCATCGGAACCGCCCCGCGTGGGTTGGCTTGATACGCAGACATTGCTTTGTCGTAATTTGCCTGGTCAAAACTCGGCGTTCCAAACGTTACCGTCTGGCTTCCAAGTGGGCCGGAAATGTTGGGATTGTTCATCCGCCCCTGAAGACGGGCAGTTTCAACGTTCGCCGCACCTTGGGCCGTTGCCGCTCCAGCGTAGTCAGGCGCGGCGGGGGGTGCTGGACTGTCTTTGCCCATTGCAATCTCCTAAAGTGACGGAAAACGATTTAATGCGTTCTGCATATCGATCTCCTGTGTACCGGCACGAATCCCGTGCCAGCGTCAAAAATACAATGTCACCGTCTGGGCGACCGTCTTTGATTCTGCCTTCTTCGACAAAACCCATCTTCTTCACTAGCCGCAAGCTCTCGTCGTTGTCGCTTCCGACCGGCACGATAATCTTGTCCACTTGGCACACGTTGAACGGGTAATCAAATATCGCCGCTAGGTACTTTGGCGTTAATCTTCCTTCAACCGCTATGTGGCACCAGATGCTCCGGTGGTTCCAGTTCTCGTAGATCACACCAGCAACAAGCTCTTCGTCACGTTCAAGACCGATTGCGGTAGATCGGCCCTCAAAATACCCGCCACGCACCCGCTTTGCGACCCAATGGCCCACGCCCGCCCGAGTGGTTATATTCCAGCCCATCCGCTCTGGTACACAATGTCCGTTGAGGCCCACTCTATATGCAGACCCTGAGAACTGCTCTTTAGTTGAATCCCGCCGCAATAACCCAATCCTGTAATCCCTTGCCAGTTATTCGTTATTTGCAGCCCTGTACCCCAGATGGACGAATTCCAAAGGGATGTGTCCCAAATCGCCACAGGACTGGGAGAAAACGACAACGTTGCGGTTGTGTCTGCAAGGTCGAAATCGACGTTCATTCCAACCGCTACAGAGGGAAGACCGTCTGTAAACAGACTAGGCCGCGCTCTTGTAAAGTATTTCTTTACACCGCGAGACTCAAAATAATTAAACGCTTGCAGCGCAACGGTCGTGATGTTGTTCGTATTGTCGATATAGTCTTCATCCCAAGCCTTGCCAACAAAGCCATTGCCGCCGAAATAAGGATCGTCGTTAAACGTTTCCCAGACGTTTGCGTTCCAGCCGGTAAAATTGCACCAGTTTTTTGTGATGTTGTTCATCACATATTGCTCTTGGCTTGAGCCTTGATTAACAGGGACGTTGATCCAAAGCGCGTTATTCTTGGCTGAGTAAAGGATTTCCCATCCAAAATTATTCTGATATGTAGTGAGTGCCGTTGCAATTGCACCTTGGATTTTGTTTGATAGCGCGACTCGAGGATCTAGCCTTGAAGACTGCAACGAGCCAGCCAGAGGGACAAGGCCGTCCATTGTGAGGATGAGCAGATCGCCGCCGTATTTAATCATGCAGCGATTCCCCACGGGAGAACCGAGCTTCCAGACACCGATCAGCGCCCAAGTGTTCGCGCTGGAGGGGTCTGTGCCGCTGTAGACGATCGCTTCGCCGTTGCTGGTGATAAACACAAGGTTATCGTCCACGCCATAGCCAGCGTCAAGCGTCCATGTGTCGAGGTCTGTCAGCGTCCCGCCGTACTTGGCAATGGCGCTTAGATCCAGCACCTGTGCAGCCCCACCGACCGCGTTTACGGGCAGATACCAAGCTTTCAGAGTGTCTTTTTGAATGAACCAGACGCGGCTCTTGTGCAACGCAATATTAGAGAGGGTCGTTGTCGTAACGCCCGTAATCGCAATTGTCGATATTGCGGTGACGCTTGCCCATGTTGCGTTATCGTAAAGCAGCGGAGCATCGACCCCGTTCACGCAGTAGAGATAGCTTCCCCCGGCTGTGGTGACGTTGATATGTTCCCAGCGTGAGTTAGTTAGTCCTGTCTTTACCGCAGCGCCCACGACCCCTGTAGATGTAACGTCATAGATTTTTCCTCCCGCCCAAGCAAACAATTTATCCGCCGCGCCGCTTGAGTAATTAATAAGCGATTCGACTTGCCCTGTGATTCCAGTTACCCATTGGATGTACCCGCCGCGCAGGACAACGTTGCTCACGCTGGGGAAGAAATTCGTCAGTTGAACCGCGTCCAAAGGGTCCATGTTCGCAATCGAATCCCGCGCATTCCAGCCGCCCACGGGAGCAGGAACAGACGCAACCCTGGCTGCGGTTCCTTGGACAAGATTACGGGCCATCAGTTCGCTCCGTAGCCGGAATCCGGGATGTTGTCGTAGCCGATCAAAACACTACCCGGACGCGGCGCGAAGCTCAGGTTCGCAGACGACATATCCAGCGCCATTGCTGCTTCAAGTTCGTAGGCGAAGTTCCTGAACATCGCAGTCGTGTCAAAGCCCTTCGCCTCAAAATACTTCAGCTTCGTCATGAGAACCATGAGGCGCGAGGGATAAATACAGGTATCCGTGTCCACCGTGAAGCTCGTTTTCACCGCACCCGCTGCGCTCAACGCCCAGCCGTTCGACCTGTATTCAAAGCCCAGACATTCGGCATTGGAGAAACCGGGCCAGATTTGAAAGTACGATCCGAGCAAGCGCCAGCGAATCCTTGGGCCTGTAGAGATGTAGCCAGAGAGCAGCCATTCCCATTGTTGGGCGCTTTCAGGGCCGAGCATTTCCCAATGCTTGGATTTGTCCCACATCGTGCGAGGAACAAGGCTTTCGTAGTCGCTGGGCAGGTCGTACTTCATTTTCTGAAAGTACGCCGTTGCAGCCGTCCCAGCGGCAGCGAAGTCTTGATTGACCGTTACCTGCGTTGCAGAATCAACAGAGGCTATAAACGTGTTCTGGTTGATGCCCGTCCCGATGACTTGATAAGTCGTGTCCAGCCCTACGGTGCTTGGGATGCCGGTAATCGTGCGGGCTGCGGTCGTCCACGTTCCTGTTGTTGTCAGGTACTCGGTGTAAAAGATTTTCTGCTTTGTAAGCTCGCGCCAATCAGCTTTACGCAGCAATTCATAACCGCAAGCGTTCATGAGCGCGAGGATCTGCACAACGTCCTGGTTGGTATTACCGGCGACAGAGGCGGGAGTCGATACCCCGAGTTCATTCGTTACCTGCTGCACCAACTGGAGCATCGTGCTCGACATAGCTAAACCTCTTTTTTAGGTCGTCCCGGCTTGCGTTTTTCTGCCAGCAGTTCTGCCATCTGTTCTTTGAGTTCTTCCAGTTCTGTGCGCGTTTTCGCCAGTTCTGAAGAACTCTCGCTCTGATTTTTGTTCAGCAAATACGCCCGCGCTTTATCCCGCAGACCAGTAGCGCCCATGCCGACACGCTGAAGCTGACCATCCGAGGCCGTGGCGACTTGTTCAACAGTCTGGAATTTCAGGATTTGCAGTTCTGCCATCTGGTAATCGGTAAATTCTACCGGCTGATCCTTGCACCATTCCTGCAACGGAGTTCCAATCGCTTGCGGCGCACCTTGCATCTGGAAATGCAGCCATTGCCGGGGGAACCGCGCTTTGTGGTCATCCCTAACGGGCTGGTCTACAACGTTCGTTTTGTCACCGGGGACGATGATCCGCACAAAAGGACGATCCTTGTACGGCTCTTTGTCGTAGGTGTAGAACTCAACGTGCAAGTGCTGGTCTCCGTTACCGATATCACTATCAAGCATTTTGATCTCCTGTGGGGAAATTAAGCACCAGCAATCGAAACCCAAGTGGTTGCGGAAGTGGCGACTAACAGAACACGCGTTGTAGCTGTAACCGAAAGGCTTGTGGCTCCAGCGTTAATCGTTGAAGACGTATTGAACGGGTAAACGGTCAAGGTTTGCGCGCCGCCGTTGTAAACCACAACCATCGCGCCCGCTTCAGTCGGCGGCAGCTTAACGCCGGTCGATGAAGCAGCAGTACCGATTGAGTTGTAGCAGGCCGACAGTTGCAGCGCATCGCTTGCAGCCGAGCCGGTTGCCGTGAGGCCCGTTGCGCCATCACCGCAGATGCTGATAGTTGATAGCGGGGAGTTGCCGGACGAGAGAACACGCGAAGGGATAGCCATTTTTAGATCCTTTGTGTTAGTGGAATAGACATGGCTTTCGCCATTGCATAGAGCAAACCTGAACCGCAGACCTCGATTACCACATCTTCCTGCGCGAATTCTCGCGCAATGTTCTGGAAGTCTTTCACTTGCTGGCACATCCACGGGGCAGCTTGGTATTTCTGTTCGTGGATCGAAGCCGTGATGATTGTTTCGCCATCGTTCGACTCTTGCTTGTAAACGTGGTGCTGCTCTTCTGAGTAGCTAGAGTCCATGCCGAATAGGTAAATGCGCTTATAGCCTTTCAGCTTTGCAAGAACCATCGCCAGCATCCCGACAGTTGTTAAACCGCCCATAAGATGCACAGGACGCTCTTTCTCGTCCTCAAGGTACTCGTAGACTCCTTCAGTCTGAACGTGTACCAGATCGACGTTAAAGTCCTTCAAAGCGTCGAATATGCAAGGATCACATTGGCTGGCAATGTAGAACTGCGTCTGCGGCTTTGGATTCTTCACAAACCGCACGTTTTCCGGTCGTGCATCCAGCATCACATGACCGTCTGGGACAATTCCTTTTTCCAGCAGCCAATCGTATGAGCCGTTCACGCTCCAGACTTGAGCGCCGTTCTCAAAACGCGCCGCCAGTTGCGGGAACGATTCGCTAAGACTCGGCCCACCACCGACGATGCAGATGCTTTCCTCGTTCGACTTCTCATCAAAATCAAACCAAGAAAGCTGCCTTTTACAAGACAGCTTTACGTTCCCCAGCATTACGCTGGGGGCCGTATTTCCAACAACATCCAGAACTGCTTCGACCATATTAAGTAATCTGGCCTTGCAGGTGAGGACGGTTCAGCGTCACCGTGACCGTTGAAACAGTCGCAGCAATCGTTGCAAGGTTTGCCGAACGCGCTCCGAGAACCTGGAGACCCGCAGAGGCAAGAACCTTGACACGACCAGCAGTAGCAGACAAGAACAGCGTCACTTGCGGGGTGACCGCAACTGCCGTTTTCTTGACCACCGCGTTGCCTTCGATCTGATACCAGCCGAACGTGCCAGCGAGGTTAGCAGACATCGCAACCGCGACCGGACAGGCTTGGTTTCCCGTGTTCGGGACCAGAACCGTCTGATAGGTCGTTGCGTTGTACGACACGAGCGAACCGACAACCGTTGAAGCCACCCCAACGAGCAGGATGAATTCGCCTTCGCCGTAAGTAGGATCGTCAGCGCGCACGATCTTTCCGAGGACGTTGGGCGGGGACGGGATAACTGTAGCCGAGCCGGACGAAACGCCGCCCGGAGAGGTCACACCCGTGTCGATGGTGGCGATCTGAAGCAGACCGGCTTGGTTTTCAATGATAGTAAAAGCCATTTTGCTTCTCCTTTAAGCGATCAAAACGCCGCAAAATTGCGGGCCGGAGGACGTAAGATTGCCCGCCCATCCGATCAATTTTACAATTGCGTCTTGGTTAACGGCTTGCCGTTCGCCGCCAATCGGTACGAAATTCCTGTCCACATGAGGCCGGAACATCATGTATTTCGTATTCAAGAACCACATATGCGAGGCAGTCGCAGCCGAACCGATACCGCCGTCCAGCACCACATCCGAGGCCATGCCCGCGCCGTAGTATTTCAGCGATGCAAAACCAGCACCAGCAGACGAGTTGCCCGAGTCAGAGATGCGCTGAATCGACTGAAGCGATTGCAGATACAGACGGTAATAAATGTTATCCGCCACGATCAGATCGGGTTTGTCGGTTCCGCGAATCAACTGCACAGCCAACGAGTCCATGTACTGCTGGATGTTGGAGGCTGAAGTTGCTGAGCCGCCGTTCGTCACGCCAGAATACGCAACCGACTGCCAGAACGAGTAAGTGGCACGGTTAATGCCGCCATACGTCCCAGAGGTCGGAGCATCCGGCACAGCCGCGCCGAGGCCCGTGATGTTTTTGCCGCTGTTGCCGGTTCCGTCCAGATAGATATCCGAACCGATACGGTTAGCAAGTTGCGCTTCAGCCACGTTCATACGACCGTCGAGCAGGTCGATGATCGCTTCTTTGCCGCTGTTCTGAATCATCTCCAGGCCGCTGATCGAGACTGCCGCAGCGTACTGGGTGATGCCGAACTGAGCAGCCGAAATCGGGCTGTTTTGCGACACGTTAAGCACTTCGTAACCCGAGTAAGAGTTCGTGTTATTTGTCGTGCTGTCGTTGTACATGATCTCTTGCAGGATGACGTTACCGCCGGAGAACGTTTTCACGTTTCCGCGTTCCTTCAGCCTACGCAAGAGCGCGTTGTTGTTCGTTACGTTGTCTGCAAGCTCACCCGAGCGACTTTGAATGTTGGTCGCAATGATGTCACTTACAGAACTATTGGCGAATGCCATGTTTTAGCTCCTTGAAAGTGGTTAGAGTCGTTCGCTGAGGTTTTCAAACTGCTCTGCCAGCAACGCCCGACGATCTTGCGCTTTGGATTGAGTAGCCGCTCCGGGTGTGGAGCCTCTGACGCTCACCGCTGCCGCCCTTGCTGCTTTCGCAGCCCTATCGGCTCCGGCTCTTTTTGTTTGTTCAACTTGGGCTTGTTTGCCCGCGTGAACGGTCTCGAAAAGTCCCGGATCTAGGCGCACCGCTTTGTCGTAAGCATCTTGCAAATCGGTCGCAACGCCGCTCTGTAGGAGCTGGATCATCACAGGCCGTGCTTCTTCAAAATGCTCTGCCTTCTGCGAGAAATTGTTTATCTCTCCGAGAAGGGCTTGGTTCTGTAGCTGTTCTTGCTGCTGTTTCCAGCCCATCACCTCGCCGCGAACCGAATTTAGCTCGTTTTGCAAGGCATAAAAATTTGGATCTACGGCAGTCTGTTGTTGCAGACCACCGACATCAGATAAATTTACTCCGTAACTTTGTGCAAGTCTAGCAAAATATTGGTGCTTTTCAGCGGGTTGCGAGTTTCTTAAAATGTGGTCTGCTTCCATGAGGGCTTTTACAGCCTTCGGAGCATCAATCCCCAGGCCCGTGATCGTGGGCATATACGGCGCAATGACCTCTTGCATCTGATCCGCGAACTGGGCTTTAGACCTAAGCGGCTCTATCCCCGCCTTCATCTGTTCTTCGCGCTGATGGGCGTATTCCTTCAGCCTATCGTCGGCGGTCTGCCAGACTTCGTGATAGTCCTTTTTCCAGCTTGCCGGGGGGCGCTTCCAGACGGGTTCCTCTGTGGCCTCTGCTTCTGGAGTCGTTTTAACGGGTGTTTCGGCTTTGGCGTACTTGCCAGCATCGTCCCTGGCGGGTTCAGCGGGGGCGGGATTTGCTTCGATTTCGTCAAATTGCTGGGCAAGCATCTCGCGGCGGGCATCACCGTTCTCGACTGGGACAATCTCATTAAGGTCGGACATTTTTGCTCCCTGTGGGGGTCATTTGCGGGTGAAACGAATATCATCCCTGAGCCTGGACAAAACCTTGTTGGCTTGGGAATGGGTCATATTGGCAAGCTGAGACTGCAAAACCTCGCGCCGGGTGTCTTTTACGATCACAGGCTTCGATTCCATACTCTCGTTGCCGACTTCAAAACAATTGTGCCTTTTCAGGTGCTCCCGGTGCTGGGAGCGGCTCGTAATCATTGAACCGTCAGCCATCGACTGATAGGGCTGAATATCTGGCTGGATC